TGCATCCATCGATACCACATTTCTCAACTTGAGAAGTGTTGGATTGATTAGCTTCCAAATTAAATTGTTGAGCCCTATGCTCACTGAATTTCTCAGCGGCAAAGTTAAGCCATTCCTTCATAGGAATGTTTTCTAATTTCTTGCCTTCATGCTCAACAACTTGATAAGTTGCAGTGGCACGCATCATACTAGCTCGTTGATGTACAGCTTGTTTAACTGTAACATCCCATACATCATGGTATGGTGGTGGCGTATAAATTCCATTAATGGTTTGCGATGCAATAACCTTAGAAGAATCAATACCAGCAGGAACTCCAGCAATGTGCTTTTGGAACTCAGGTTTAACTTTGACTTCAACTACATAATGCATACGTCTCTGAATAGAGACTGGATTATTAGAGTAAGTAAAAGCGTCCAAATCTTCAACATTAGTAGTAACAGAAACAATTTCTGGTTCAATGAAGACTTGTCCCTTGTTAATCAATTCAGCCATAGGTGGACTGTAAGGTGTGTTATTACACACACGAATAATTACATCACAAGGTGAGGACTCGACAAAATCAGCTTTGACATTAGCATGATCATCAATCTTAAGTTCGACCATATCAGATCGAGCTCCATCCCAATGTTTCTTACCAGAGACATAGATAAATTTCTTAACATCAGACGTATCTAAATCAGCTCCAGAAAGAAGATAATGGGAAGTTTGTTCGCAGAATGTAGATTTACCTACACTGGATAAACCAAAATATTCAATACTAAAGGGTGCACGCTTAAATTGTGCATTTCCTCTAATCATTTGAAATTCACTAAGAACCTTAATACAATCTTTGTATTTGGTTTCTAAAACGCGCTTATCAATGCCACGGGCTTCAGAAAGCATGCTACTAAGTTTATTTTTCATATCAATAAGATCACCAAGTAAATCTTGAGATTTAATATGACCGACCTTTTCATGATTACCACTGCGATACAAGTCCCAATGATGCATGATTTGACAAAATTCCTGTTCGAGATCAGAAGTCTCCAAACTATCAACCAAAAATGGTCGGATAGACTTAGTCTTAATGGCATAATAAACACGTTCGCAAAAATAAACAGTAATGTCAACAACTGCGGTAGCTAAATCGCCAGCTCCAACACAAAGTGTCTTCATATCTGGTTCAATGACCTTAAATCCTTTAATAGAAAAAGTTAAATCAGAAACTCGATAAAGTCCTGACATAACAACAACACTCAACAAACGAGTGAAGTTTTTGAAAAAGGAAGATGACTTACACTGAAGCCAGTTTGACTTTACATCTTTAACAAAAGAAAGCCACGATGGATCAGTTTCTTCATCACCTAATTGTGGATTATAATCCATAATCTCAGTCATGTAAGAAATGATTTGTTTTGATATCGAAGTATCAAATTTATCTCGGATGTAAAGGCCGAGAATAGCAAGAGCACCCTTGTAATCAGTACTCTTGGAAATAGAAATAAATAGAAGGGTTAAACCTTCAACTTCTTTGACAATATCATCGCTGTTCTTAATACCTAATTGATTAATGAGAGTATCAAGAACCATGTTTGTCAAATTAAGAGATTCAAATCCGAGCTGAGTGTCGAATTCAGCTTCATTAGCAATCTCAAAAATCTTAGGCAATGTAGGAACAAACTTCCTGTATTGCTTACGATTCAACTGACGATAAGCACTAGAGTGCACAAAAGGTCGTCTATATTCAAATGGACGTGGTGGAATATCGTGCTGAGCACTGTTGTTCCATCGATCAAGTTGTTTCTTATAATAACTTGCACGTCGTTGCTCCTTATCGGAGGCTTCGCCCATAGAGAGCAGGTCCAATACTTTGTTTGAGTACCTAACCATTTTTCCAATTTTACCACTTAAAATTCGTTTTGATCTTATAATAACTTTGATTTCATAGAAGTGGTTTATTGCAATTGATTGGACGGGGTGCTTTATCATACCCTACGTCCTAAATTTTTCATA